TCAGGTAGCTGCCGATGTTGAGGCCGTTGTCGCCTTGGTACCGGTCGATGAGGTGGAACACGAGGCGCAGCAGGATCGGGTCGCCGACGTCGCGCGTGAGCATCGCCTTCAGGGTGGTGCGGTCGATGCTGGGATAGCATTTGCGCACGTCGAGCTTCACGAACCATTTGCTGGATCGTTCGCGTGTCCATCGTTTGATTGCGCGGCGGGCGTCGATGGTGCCGCGATTGGGGATGCTGGCGGTCTGCCATCGTCCCACCTTCGCGTCGAACAACGGTTGTAGGGCCATGACGGCCACATGGTCGTAGATTTGGTGCCTGACCGATTCGCGGCCGATGACGCGGTGTTTGCCGCTGATCGGTTCGACGCGGTTGAAGTACGTGATCCGGGTGTCGCGGTATCGGCCTTCGCGTATCTCGTCGGCGATCCGTTCGGCGAGCCGGTCGAGGTCGGGGTGGGTTTCGAGGAAGCGGGTCACGTCGCGGCGGGACCGTTTGCCCTTGAGGTAGTGATCGATCGCCCTGCGGACGAACATGGGCGTGGCGCAGCGGGTGTGCTTGCAATGGGTTTTCAGAGCGTTTCCTATCTGGACTATGCCGGCGTTCGACGGTGCTGGATGGGTTCGGGTCTACTGGCCGGGTGCTCGGTTTGATTTTCGGCTGGGCCGTGGCTTGCCCTCTCACTGGCTGGCGTGGAGGGTAGTTGTGGCGTAATGATCGTGTTGACAGGATTGACCGGATATGCGGCCCCCGATGTTCCACCTGCGGTTCGCGAGATCGTTCCTGAGGTTCGCGGCGAAAGCGCCGCAGGCAGCCCCATCCCTGAGGTTGCCGAAGCGCTGCACCACGCACGGACGTCGGAGGCGTACCGCCACAAATCCCAAAAGGCTGCGAAACGTCATGAGGGGGCTTTCGCTCCCTCGCTGCGCTTCACCCCCATCGCACTGCGGCTACGCCTTCGTGCGACCGAGCGCAGAAAGGCGGCCCCCGACGTTCCACCAGCGGCCCGCGAGATCGCTCCTGAGGTACGCGGCGAAAGCGCCGCAGGCAGCCCCACCCCCGAGGGAGCCGAAGCGCTGCACCTGTCGGAGGCCTTGGGATGTGAGCGGGTTGGCCCCGATGGCGTCGCACATGCCGGTGGTGCTCGTCGCGCCCAGTCCCGTGGGGATGATTACGCCATTGGACAGGGTGAAGTCCTCGGCGTAGCGCCATGAGTCGTTCGTGGTCTTGTCGCGTGCGGTGAATTCGCCGATCTTGGTGTAGTTCGCCGTCGAGGTCTTGGATGCCTTGGTGATGTCGAACACGCGGTAGAGTTCGATGCGGCCGAGGTTGTCGTTGTCCTTGACGGCGTTGGCGATGAGGTCGGCGTCGCTTTCGTAGATGCCGTTGAACAGTTCGATGCCCTGTAGGCGGATGGGTTGGTGGTTGGCGGCGGACGCGGTGGATGGGCGGCCGTCGGTGCCGAGCAGCTTGTCGGTGGCCCCGGTCTTCCACGGCATGCTGTTGACGAAGCATGCGGTGGTCGTGGTGATGGCGTCGCCGTCGAGGTTGAGGGCGGTGTTGCTGGCGTCGATGGCGGTCTTGCTCAGGATGGTGCGTGCCCGGGCGGCGCTGTAGTTGCCGGTGTTGTTGCGTTCCTTGTCGGTGCCGACGTTGACGGTGCTGCCGACGTCGAAGTTGTTGGCGTAGCTGGTGGCGATGATGACGCGCTTGACGCCGGTTTCGGCCTTGGTGACGGCGGTCTGAGGCGTGTACTGCCAGCAGCCGCCGAGCACGTCCGAGTTTTTGGTGGCGTATTTGAGCATGAGCATGAGCTGGACGTAGAAGGTGTCGCCGGCGCAGCGGCCGGCGTAGCCCTTGCCTTTCTTGAGCGCGTAGTCGATGGCTCGGTTCTGGGAGCCGAATTCTCGGTCGATCTCCTTGCCGCTGACGGACAGGGGGCGTTGCTGGGAGTCGAGGGAGGCGGCGTATTTCGCGAACAACAGGCATGGCCGTTTGCTGCCGTCGGGCAGCAGCACGCCGGGCAATGGCGCGTAACCGTCGTACTGGGTGTCGCTGTACAGGAATTCGTTGTGGGTGCTCGTGCTTTCGAGCTTGTAGTATCCGGGGCATGTCATGACGTACACGTCGCCGTTGCTGCCGTCGCGTTTGAAGCGGGTGTCGATGCCGTCGATGGCGGTGACATGGGGCACGCCGTCGTCGTCCACGGTGGCGTTGACGTCCCATGTGCGGAAGGCGTTCAGGGGCGCGTAGTCGTCGCGTCCGGCCTTGGCGTTGGTGCTGATCTCGATGGTCAGGTTGGCGTTGTCTCGGGTCTTCACGCCGGTTGGCGTGTTGCTGTACGTGTATTTGGGAAATCTCACGCCGTACACCTTGCCGTCCTTGTGGGCGGCGAAGTAGGCGGCGATGTTGCCGTATTCGCCCTTGGTGCCGTCGTACTCGAATCGCACGCCCTTGGCGGCGTTGGCGTGCACCTTGGCGATGAGCTTGGCGGTGTCGGCGAGGGTCATGACCTTCTGTGTGTTCGCCATGATGGCTCCTTCCTGTTTATCGGTTGATGATGTCGAGCGCCCAGTCGATGTCGGACTGGGTGAGCGGCGGGATCGTTTCGGCGTCGGACAATGCCGGCGCGATCACGGTGTCGTACTGGGCGTCTATGTCGGCTTGGGTCGCGAAGACCACGCCGGCGGCCGCGCTGGCCGCGATCTTGGCCTTGCAGTCGTCGGAGAGCTGCCGGTATTCGATCACGCTGGTGCGTGCCGCGACGGCCGCGTCCTTGGCCTCGCCGGCCGCGCTGACGGCCTTGTTGATGGCCGTGGTCGCGTCGTCTATGAGCTTGTCGAGCACGCCCATCTGATCCTGCGCGTCGGGCGCGGTCGCGTCGAACACGGCTCGTTCGACGATGCCGTGGAAGTTGCGCGAACAGATCCTCGTGCCGTTGACGCTGACCTCGATGCCCATGAGGATCGCGCCGGCGTGCTGCAACGCCTTGCGCGGCACGGCGACGCGGTACGTGGCCGTGGGGATGCCGAACACTGCCGGCATGCTCACGCGGTCGCCCAGCCCGCTGCCGGGACTGGTGTTGTAGGCGAGCGCGACGGTGATGCCGGTGGGGTCGGTGATGGGGGTGCCGTTGTCGGTGAGTTCGACGGTGATGGTGCGGCCGTTGATGTCGCCGGCGTTGAGGCGTATGTCTGCGATGTAGCCGTTGGCTAGGTCGAGTTGGATGGGTTCGCCTGTGGCTTCGCGGAAGCTGTCAAGCGTTGCCATTGCCGTCGTCCTTGTTTTCGAGCTGGCTGCGGAGTTCGGCTATCTGCGCGTCCTTGATGTCGCACATGGCGGCGAGTGTGGCGATCTGCCGGTTCGCGTCGGCGAGTTGTTCGGAAAGCTTCTGTGATACGAGTCGGTCGAAGCTGACGTACTGCTGGTCATCGTTCATTTTTCTACTACCTTTCATCTGGTTATTGGTTGCGGTATGAGGCTTGCGTAGAAGCTTTCCTCGGCGTTGTCGATGGCATTGGCAACCGTCTTGTCCGAGAGCAGGTCGGAAAGCGCCTGTGCGTCAACGCAGGACGTGTCTATGCCGGTTCCGGCGTCTGAGTCTTCGAGGGCGTAGGCGGACGCCGATTGCGACTGTTTTGGGATGGTTGGTAGGTGCATGCCTTTTCTGGTGTCGTTGCGGGCTACAGTCAGCGGATCGTTCTGGACGGTTCCGTCATCGGCGAGCATTGACAGGTCCGCCGCACTGTCGTTCAGCGCCGCTTCGAGCGCTTCATAGGCCTCCGTCCAGACCCCCCTGCCGGTTGACGGATCGTATCGCGTCGTGTCCTCGACGCCTTGCATTATCGCGGCGACTGCTTCGGCTGTGGATCCAAGTCCGAGCAGTGCCGTCCAGGATGCAATGGTTCCTGGGGAGAACACGAATTGCTGGTATCCGTTGATGGGTTCGTCGCAGTTGACGATGATGTTCCCGTCGCTCATTGTCATGGTTTGTCTCATGTTTGGTTTTCCTTATTTGACGAGCCATCCGAAGGTGTCGCAATACATGTCGACCGTACATGGGTTCCGGTCGGCGTTGTACATTAGGATGTCCCATCCGGATTGTCCTCCGGTGTTTTTGACGTGCATGATGATGCCGCCCCATTCTCCGTCAGCGTTTGCGACGGCGTAGTATCTGCCGTATTTTGCCGGCGATGACGCGGTGAAGTGCGCGGTCACGGCCGCGCCGACCGATATTGCCCCGCCGTTCGGCATCCATGCCTTCCATGCCCTGGATCCATCGAGTGTGTGACGGTTCGCATAGCCCCCGAGGAAGCCCCCTAGGTAGAGGTATCCGGTGTTGATGTCCGCCTGCACCCCGACGGCGCCGTTTGGATCCCATGCCGCAAGTTCCGAATACGTGTCCATCGCGTTTGTGTCTGGAGAGGCCGAAGACACCAGTCGTGCGCCGGAGCTTTTCGCGTCATTTGACGACAGGCTGTAGTCGCGCATGACGAGTGCCTGGAAGACACCTCGCATCTTGGCGTTGTCGGTTTTCGTGCTGCCGACTCGTACGAAGGCGCCTGGATCTGTGTTCGCGCGACGACCGCCGTTGAAGGTGAGCGTCGAGATCTCGCCCACCTCGGAATTCGTGGACTCGGCAGCGATGTATGGCTGCTGCGCCGCATCTGTCGCGTGGATGAACGAGATGCCGGCGCCGGTGATGTCGGCGGATCCTCCGATCGGCTTCTGTTTGAATTTCGGGCTCATCCACAGGCGAGATCCGGACATGCCAGTCTGGAAGGTGCCGGTCAGGAGGTTGTTGGCGCCGTCGCTGTCGAAGTGGACGGTTTCTTTGCCGTCGGAGTTGGTCATGGCGAACTGGCCGGTGTCGAGGTTCCAGTAGGAGCGTTTGCCGGTGATGGTGCCGGTCCTCATATAGGTCGCGTTGACGTACAGCAGTCCGTTGGACAGGTAGAGGCCTTGTTTCTGGCCGTTGTTGGTGAGTTTGTTGAAGATATAGGTCTGGGTGAGTTCTCCTTCGAAGGTGTCCACGTAGCTGCGGGCGGCGGTCTCGTCGGTGCATTGCAGTCCGGTCCAGTACCAGTCGGCGTCGCTTGCGGTTGTGGTGTCGCGGTCCACCTGCATCCACAGTCGGGCGGTATTGGCGTTCGACGGCACCGTGTAGCTGCCTGATACGTATGTCCAGCCACTTGCCGTGGCTGCGGCTTTGGCGATGGTTTGCCAGTGGTTGCTGCCGGAGGCGTCCATCCAGTGGATGCCGAAGCTGCTGGTGACATTGCCCGCCTTGCGGTATACCCAGCCGGACAGTCGGAACGTGTGACCCCGGAACGAGTCAAATGACCATCCGAAGTACGTGTCGCGCACGTTGCCCAAGCGGATCGCGCTCGTGATGCCTTCCGGGTGTGCTGCCGGCATGGTCTTCGTGAGTTTGCTTGCGCCGAGCTTGTCGAGGTCGTGGTCTGGGTTGCCGTTCGGGTTGCGCACGAGGTTCGACCCGTAGGCCATAATCGTTTCGGCGTAGGTCTTCGCGCCGGACAGTGCCGTGTCGGCCTTGGTGGTCGCGTCGTTTCTCGCGCTGTTGAGCGTGCTGGTTCCGACGCTGTCGGCGTAGGCTTTGGCGGCGGTCTGCGCGTTCGTGGCGAGTTTCTGGGCTTGGGTCTGGGTGGCGAGGCTGCTGGCCTTGTTGCCGCCCACGGTGCTGCTGGCGGACAGGCTGAATTCGCCGGTGTCCATATCCCAGAAATTGAGGCCTTTTTTGTCCGTGAGCCGGCCGGCCTTGACGAGCGCGGCGTCCAGCACGCCGGTCCTCATGTAGGTCGCGTTCAGGTAGAGCAGTCCGCCGGATAGGTAGATGCCCTGCGTCTTGCCGTTGTTCGTGAGCCGGTCGAAGATCGAGCGTTGGCCCAATGATTCGTCCAGGGCGTCCACGTAGGCCTGCGCCGCCGCCTTCGCGGCCTCGCCGTCGGCCTTGGACTGCGCCTTGGCGGCCGTTTCGGCCTCGCCGGCCTTGGCCTCGGCGTACTTCTTCGCTTCGGCGAGCTTGGCCGTGTCGGCCGCGTCGGCCTGACGCTTGGCCTCGGTGATCGCCGCCTGCTTGGCCGCGTCGGTGTACGAGTTCGCGTCGGAGAGCGCGCCGTCGGCGTATTCCTGCACGGTCTTGCCGCCCACGGTGCTGCGGGCGGACAGGCTGAATTCGCCGGTGTCCATATCCCAATGGTTCAGGCCTGCGGCGTCGGAGAGGCGGCCGGTGAAGATGGTGTCGGCGAAGAGGCCCTTGCCGTTGGCGAGGCTGCGGAAGTCCCAGTCTCCGTTTGCTTTCTTGTGGTCGGCGATGCGCCAGTAGCCGCCGCCGATGTGGATGCATTGGGTGGGGTTCTGGTCTTCGGGCTTGTC